GCCTTTACTTACGCAATACCAATCATCGGTGACTTTTGCCAATGTGAGTGATTCCGTCATTTATTTCACCACAATGCGGCCAAATTACTTTGTGCCGGGTCAATCTGTTGTTGTTACCGGGGCCGGAGCTTACAGCGCGACTTACACAGTCACCGATGATCGGATTGAGCCTTACACTTTCACAGCGGCAACAGCGGCCGCTGATCGTGACTATCCATTGCCATTTATTCCAGCTGCAACAGCAACATTGAGTGGTGGATCGGCAGCGGCTTTATACGCATCCACACCACCAATTGAAAATGCAATCTTGGTTGTTGCCGTTGAAATTTTCCAGAGCATTACAGCTCCCGGCAATGCGATTATGTCAGACAATTTTCAGCCGTCACCATTTGTGCTCGGCCGCAGCTTGAGCAACAGAGTAATTGGTTTACTCGGGCCGTTTTTGGATGTTGAAACGATGGCGCAATGAGCATTGAATCAGCGATCCGCACGCCTCTCAAAAACTCACTTTCATCCATTGCCGCCAATGTTTACAACGGCATCCCGGAAACCATGACCAGCCCATCAATCGTGTTGATTCCGGATGCACCTTATTTGGAAAGCGTTTTGATTGGAAAGAACACAACCAAAGTCAAGGTCAATTTGACTGTGACTGGTGTTGTCACTTATGCCAACAATGCAGCAGCTTTGGACAATCTCGAAACATTGATGCTTTCAATCATTGCGGCAATGCCAAATGGTTATGAAGTCGGAAATGTAAATCAACCTCAACCTTTGGAAGTCGGTGCCGGTAAGTACCTCACGGCCGATCTCCAAGTATCCACATACTACAACCAATAGGAGAAAACATGGCCACAACAATCATCACCGGCAGAAATGTGAGCTTCAGCATCGATGGGGATACTTTTGATGCACAAGCAACATCTGCAATCCTTACTGTTGATTCAACGATCAACACATACCAGACACTCGATGGCAAGGCGTATTACACAACCGATACTCAAGGCTCATTTGCCGTTGAGATGTTGGCTGATTGGGGCGTAGCCTCATCGCTTTGCGAAATGCTTTGGAACTCAGCTGAGACAAACCCAAATACACCTTTGGCGGTAATCCTCGAAGCTGAAACCGGCACAACTTTCAACTTTACTGTTCAGCCGATTTTTCCATCAGCTGGAGGCACAGCACCAGATGCACAGACTGTCTCAATGACATTTACCTGTGTGACAACACCTACATTGGCATAGTGAGAGGAAATCGGGAGCATGAAACTACCAATCACAATTGAATTCGCTACCGGGGAGAGCGCGACCTATACCGCGCTCCCACCGGAGTGGATGAAATGGGAAAACAAAACTGGAAACACGATTCAGCAAGTTTCGGAGAAATTGGGAATTGCTGATTTGATGTTTTTGGCTTATCACGCTATGAAACGCGAAGCAGCTGGCAAGCCTGTCAAGCCTTTTGAAATCTGGTGTGAAACTGTAAGTGACATCAGCATGGGAGAAACCGAAAACCCAAAAGCTACGAATCCGGATCAATAAACCGGATTGTTTGGGAATTGGCTATCCACACAGGATTGTCACGATCAGAGTTTCAAACCGCTGAGGACATTTTAACCGCTTTTGAGATACTGAGGATCAAAGATGGCATCTGAACCAATCACTTACAACAAGAGTGATTTGCGCGGCATCATTCGCGCTTTCAAAGCCATGGATGAGCAAGCTGTTGCCGAAGCCAAAGGCGTATCAAATGGCTTGGCTACTTATGTGCAATCAAAAGTGACAAGCGCAGCTGGCAGCCGCCCAAATAAAGCGGCGATACGCATTGCACAAGGATCACGAGTAAGCAAGTCATCAAAAGTCGGTGAGATCAGCTATGGCTTTGTGTCTCAGAAATTCAGCGGTGGCGGCACAACTCAACAGCTTTGGGGCGGTTACGAATTTGGATCACAAAAATTCAAACAATTTCCGATTTGGTCTGGCAAGGCTCCCGGCGGTATTGGCTCATTTGGTTATTTTATCTATCCAACATTGCGTGCCGAGCAGCCATACATCATCAATCAATGGGAAAATGCATTTACTAAGATTTTGAAGGAGTGGTGATGGCCGGTCAATCAAGAACACTCAAGCTTTCGATCCTTGCTGATGTTGATGAACTCAAAAAGAGCCTCAATGTAGGCTCAAAGGATGTCGATGGTTTTGCCGGCAAGATTGGCGATTTTAGCAAAAAAGCCGCTTTGGCTTTTGCCGCCGCAGCTGCCGCAGCTGGTGCAATGGCTGTCAAAATTGGCGTTGATGCCGTTAAAGCTGCCAGCGATTTGGGCGAGACTGTTTCAAAGGTCAATGTTTTATTTGGAGAAACAGCCAAAGACATTGAGAAATTTGCTGATGGTGCGGCTTCATCACTAGGCCAAACAAAACAACAGGCATTGGATGCAGCTGCAACATTTGCCACATTTGGAAAATCTGCCGGCTTAAGCGGCAAGGATTTGGCTAATTTCTCAACAGACTTTGTGAAATTATCATCCGACCTTGCATCATTTAACAACACATCACCAGAGCAAGCCATCAACGCCATTGGATCGGCATTGCGTGGAGAAGCTGAACCATTGCGGCAATACGGAGTTTTGCTTGATGATGCTTCATTGCGCCAAGCCGCTTTGGAATTGGGAATCATAAGCACCACAAAAAATGCGCTAACACCACAACAAAAGGTGCTGGCAGCTCAAGCTTTAATTTACCAACAGACATCAGCTGCACAAGGCGATTTTGAGCGCACAAGCGATGGTCTAGCCAATAAAACACGCATCCTTACAGCTCAATTGGAAAACGCCAAAACCACTATTGGTCAGGCACTTTTGCCGATCGTTTTGGAATTGGCCACTTTGTTTTCAGAAAAGGTTATCCCAATCGTGCAACAGGTCGCAGATGCTTTTGGTATGAAATCCGATGGAATCGGTGGCACATTAAAGAGCTTGGCCGATTCAATTAAAGGTTTTGTGCAACCAATTTTTGAAGGATTCAAATCGGCTTTTGACAAAATCAAAAAAACAGTTGTAGAAAACAAAGATGAATTTCAAGCCTTTTTTGATCTAATCAAAGCGGCAGCTCCAGTTATCGGCAGCGTGATTGGTAAAGCTTTTAGCGTGATCGGTGATGTGGCCAGCGTTGTACTCAATGTAATGGCCAATGTTTTGGGATCGCTCAAAGGCTTGATCAACACAGCAATTGATTTTGTCAATGTTGCGATTCGCGGTTTGAACATCCTGAATCCCGGCAAGGACATTCCGTATGTAAGCAAAATTGGCTCAAGTGGTGGCAGCACAGCAACCGGAGCATTGGGCAATTTTCAAATGAGTACAGGATCATCGCTTTCAACAGGTGGTGGGATTACTGGTGGAGGATCGACAGGCGGCACAACCGGTGGCGGCACAACCGGTGGCGGCACAACCGGTGGAACAGGTGGATCGAATAGCCTCACAGCCGTCACAAAAAAGGTGACAAAGGTTGTTGATGATGTAGCTGGAGCTTTCGACAATTTCACAAGCGGCACAACTAGCTTGGCCGGAGTTATGGCGGCTTCAAATCAACCATTTGCATTTGGTACATCTGGAGTCAATACAAACACGCTGGCTGGCATTTTGGCTGCATCAAACAAACCAAGCGTGACAGTCAATTTCAATGGCATCACAACTGATCCCGAAGGCACAGCTCGTGTTCTCGTAGATACACTCAACAATTCTTATTACCGGGGCACAGGCGGTGCAACCGCTTTGGTTGCAATCTAATGACACTATTCAATCCGGTTTGGCGCGTAACCATTGGTGGTGTGCAATACCAAACAGCCATTTTGGCTAACCTAACAATCACCAGCGGTCGCACAAACATTTATGAGCAACCGCAAGCCGGATACACAAACCTCGAAATCATCAATCTTGATCAATCCAATGTGACAATTGCAATCAATCAGGCAATCACAATTGAGCTGCAAGATTCGACAAATACTTTTGTGCCGATCTTTGGCGGCTCGGTTGTGGATGTAGCAATTGCCGTTGCTGAGGTTGGCTCGGTTGATTATGCGCAACGCATTAACATCATCGCATTGGGCGCATTGGCCAGATTGCCAAAAGCTTTAACTGAAGGCGTTTTAAGTGATGATTTTGATGGTGATCAGATTTATACAATTTTGAGCGAAGTTTTATTTAATACATGGGAGGAAGTACCAGGAGCACTAACATGGGCAACTTACGATCCAGCTGTTGAGTGGCAAGATGCAGAAAACAGCGGATTGGGTGACATCGATCGGCCCGGAAATTATGAGCTGGAAAATCGTGGATCAGATGTGATCGATGTTTATTCATTGGTTACAGCTTTGGCCAATTCTGGCTTAGGTTATTTATTCGAATCCCCCACCGGCCAAATCGGGTATGCCGACAGTACACATCGAACCAATTATTTGGCAGCCAATGGGTATGTTGAACTCACGGCAAATCATGCTTTGGCATCAGGTTTGAGTATCCAATCGCGCACAGGCGATGTAAGAAATTCAATTACGCTGAGGTATGGCAACAATTCAGCTTTGGAAGTCAGCGCGGTTGATACCGAATCCGTGGGCTTGTATGGTCAATTGGCTCAAATTTTCACAACGACAATCAAGCATCAAGCTGATGCTCAAGATCAAGCTGATTTTTATTTGGAATTGAGAGCTTTTCCACGATTTAATTTTAACAACATCACATTTGAGCTCACCAATCCCGAGCTAGATGATGCCGACCGGGATGCCTTAATCAATGTTTTTATGGGTATGCCGGTGGAAATTGCCGATCTGCCATTGAACATGAATTCTGGAGATTATTTGGGTTTTGTTGAAGGCTGGACATTTTCGGCCCGATACAATCAGGTCAGCATTTCAATGATTCTTTCACCGGTCAGCTATTCATTGCAAGCCATGCGATGGAACGATGTGCCGGTGACAGAACATTGGAATACAATCAATCCAACTTTGGATTGGATCAATGCCACGATTGTGGCGTAAGGAGAAAAATGAGTAATCCAACGAGCAATTTCGGATGGCAAATGCCAACGAACACGGATTTGGTCTCACAGCTCCCGGCCGATTTTGAGGTATTTGGTCAGGCTGTTGATACATCTTTAGCCGATCTCAAAGGCGGCACAACAGGCCAAGTCTTAAAGAAAAACACAAATGCAGACATGGATTTTGTGTGGTCAGCTGATTCAGCCGGCATGACAAATCCAATGACCACCACCGGTGACACGATTTATTCATCAAGCGGTTCAACACCGGCACGATTAGGCATTGGATCAACTGGTCAGGTGCTAACTGTTGCAGCTGGTGTGCCTTCATGGGCAAATCCTGCAAGCACTACACCGACATTTGTTGGTTGCTCAGTTTATGCGTCTGCGGTTCAATCTATTCCAAACAATACGGCAACACTTTTAACATTTGATAGTGAAGATTTTGACAGTGACGCATTTCATTCAACTGCAACAAATACCGGCAGAATCACAATTCCGACAGGTAAAGGTGGAAAATACAACATTCAGGCTTTTGGTCAGTGGGCAGCTTCTACTTCTGGTCGTCGTTACATGTACCTTTACAAAAATGGTGCTGAATACGCACTTCAAGAAACTGCCATAGTTCCATACGCAGCCAGTTTAACTTGGTATTTTGAAATGACCGTTTCAGCGGTAGCAACGGATTATTTTGAGTTGTACGCATTACAAACTTCAGGCGGTGCAATTGACACGCGCGTGACTGGTGACGGCACTGCCGGCAATCAAATCGTTGGACGATACCAGGCAACATTTGTGGGGGCATAAAATGCAATTATGGGAACAAATTATTGAGACTTATCCAGAAATTATTGCAACCGAAAGTTTCAAAGACTTAGGCATTGAATTGCGTGATGATTCTGACGGATTAGGCGCATACATTTCAAAATGGAATTATTCAAAACCAATTCCTAAAGGAATGAAAATAGGCAAATGACATTTCCACAAGGCACATTGCCTCGATTGATTCAGGTTGCTCTTGCAGAAGTCGGCACAGCTGAAACCGGAAACAACGAGACAAAGTACGGCAAATTCATGAAAGCTGACAAATTGCCATGGTGCGGAAGTTTTTTGAATTGGTGCGCGGCAACGGCCGGGGTCAAGGTGCCAAATGTTGTCAGCACACGAGCTGGGGCTGAGGCATTTCAAAAAGCTAAGCAATGGCACACAACACCAAAAATTGGTGATTTTGTGTTTTTTGATTTTATCGTTGATGACAAAACAACAATCAATCACATTGGCTTGGTAATCCGAGCATCTGAAAAACAGATCGTGACAATCGAAGGCAACACATCCGGAGCTGGTGATCAACGCAATGGTGGCGAAGTCATGGTGAAATCAAGAACTTTGGGGGCACGCTCATTTGTTGTCGGTTACGGCCGACCAGCTTATGAGCCTTTTTCTGGTGATTTACCAGATCGACCAAAAGGAGAAAAATAATGGATCAAGCAAAAGCAATTGCGGCCTCATGGGGTCGCTCATACATCGCGGCAGCTTTGGCCGTGTACATGGCTGGTGGCGATCTCAAGGCGGTGGCAATGGGCGGCGTTGCAGCTGTCGTGCCTGTCATTTTGCGCTGGCTCAATCCAGCTGATAAAGCTTTCGGTTCAACGGGGAAATGATCCGGAAATCACTCGCGGTGGGCTTGGCCTTTGTCCTTTCGCTAAGCCTTACCGCCTGTGGTTATCAAGGATGGGTGAGATACCCATGCCAGCTGCATGAAAATTGGGAATTGGATGAGTGCCGTGAACCTCAATGCAAGGTGACTGGTACCTGTACGAAGGATTTGATTGGCGATGGCTTCAAAGAATAAAGACAGATTAAGTCAAGAGGAAATCAAGGCACGCTTGATGTTTCTCATTGGCGCGGTTTTGTCATTTGTGTTTTTGATTGTCACGCTAGGCATCACATACGCATTGATTTTTGTGACACAGCCAATTGGAGCACAAGCTCCCAATGATGCAGCTTTCATCGATTTGCTCAAAACCTTGGCAATTTTTCTCACCGGGTCATTGGGTGGGGTTTTAGCATCCAACGGCCTAAAAGACAAGCAGAAATCAGAATACGAAAAAGCCATTGAAAGGCGTTTATCCGGTAACGACACGCCATGATTTGAGCGTGATTGTTGAATTTGTCGGCTGATGCTGTCACTCTCTATTCGGGAGCTGATACGCGGCTCCCAGAATCGGGAGCAATAAAATGAACGAAGCATCAATTGTTATCGCAATGGTAATCGCCGGAGCCTTATGGGCTGTCATGGCTTATTCGGTCGGATTTAAGGAAGGCCAACGCCAAGGCTATACAAGAGGCCGAGCCGTATCACGGCACATTTCTCAGCTTAATGAGAAGGTGGACAACTAATGGCCGGATTTCTAGAAAACTACGAAGGCAACAAAGAGCGCACGGATCGTTGGATTGTCACATTTGCACAAGGTCGGCTTGAAGCGCACATTATTGAATTCAATGCCGAAAAAGGCTATGTGCTGGTACAAGCTAAGGCATGGCGCAATCAAGAGGAAACAGAGCCAGCCGGGATTGATTACGCTTTCGGCTATCGTGAGGCGTACAACCCAAACATGAAACGCTGGTTTGTTGAGGATACTGTCACATCAGCTTTGATGCGCGTGATGGCCTTGGTTATGGGTGGCACGGAGAAGGCCACAAAAGAAACCATGGAGCAAGTCAAAATCAATGATGCAACGAAACCACAGGATTATGATTATTGGACAACCAAATTTGGTGATGTGCCAAGTTACAAGACAGCCGATGAAGCTGAACAATCAGGCATCCCATCACTCGGATCATCGATGGATGAGATCGCCAAGCAATTGGGCGGCGAGCTTGTACAAGAGGCACCGCAATGCTCACACGGACACCGAATCTGGAAGCAATCACATGATGGAGCACCAAAATCGTGGGGCGGCTACTTTTGCACAGAGCGCACAAAGGCAACTCAATGCACACCGCTTTGGTATGTCTTACGCTCAACCGGTAAATGGGAGCCACAAGTATGAGCGACTTTGTTGAAATAATTTATCCTCAACAAATGATGGCCAAGCTGATGTGCAATGGAGAAATCGTTGAGGAATACAAAATTGAGCAATGCGACAAATGCTCACAGCTAAAGCGATTGGATCATTTTGGCTATCAAAAAGGCTATGACAAGCAAGACAACATCATTTGGTTTTGTGGTGATTGCCGATGATTACAAGAATTGAGGAAATCCAATGCATTATTTCAGCTGTGGAACATTGCAAGGATCGCAATGCAGATCATGCGACCAGATGGCATAAAACACCATCGTGGTTTGAGTATGTGGCACAGATGGCCGAATCAATGGCAGCTGAGTGGATTGTGGCGAAGCGATTGGGCTATGACTACGCACCGGGTACGACATGGGATAAGTCAAAAGCCGATGTGGGCGAGCACATTGAGGTCAAGTGGTCAGCCAATCCGGACAGCAACTTATGGATTCAGGATTCAGATCGCCATGATCGCGACATTGCCGTGCTGGTCGTTGGTCAGACACCCAAAATGCACATCGTTGGTTGGATGCCGGTGGCAGTAGCTAAGAAACCACGCTACCGAAACGCATCACAAAACAATTGGAGTGTGCCACAAATCAACCTCCAACCCATTGAGACACTTATGAGGAGCAATTATGCACATCCTGCAATTTGATTGTTCAATCTGCAAAAAGCTTTATGGAAAGGCCAAGCAACGCCATGGCCTCAAAAAAGGTGCTGAACTCACAGAGCATGAGTGGTTTGCTCAATGCATGGGATGTGGCACATTTGGGATCAAGCTCGTTGATGATGACAGAATTGAGGAATTATCAGATGCCAACCTATGAATTCAAATGCGATCAATGCGGCACCATGGCAATCATCAATCGCGCCATCGATGCTGATGGTGATGTCGATGCTGGCAATTGCATGGCTTGTGGGATCCCAATGACACGCATTTGGGCTGCAACACCAGCTGTGTTCAAAGGTACTGGATGGGGTAGCAAATGAAAAAGTTATCCACAGGCTTTGTGCACAGGCTGTTGGAAACGCCCAAGCGCACGCTCAATGTTGCATCCTATTTGACTTTATCGATACGCTCCATGCTCGTGGGCGAGCCGCTGATGCGGATAGCTCGCAAGCGATGCTTGGTGCTATTGGCCGGGCTATTGCTTGTTAGCACAACACCGGCACAGGCCACACAAGATGCAAAACCAAGCATTGATTCATTGAAGCTTTATGCACATTCAAGGATCGTTAATTACAAAGAATTCCAATGCTTTAACACATTGATAACAAAAGAAAGCAATTGGCGTGTTGATGCAATCAATCCAAATGGCAATCACTTTGGGCTTGGTCAAATGCGTAATACGAAGTATAGAAACCTCGATGGCTTTCGCATGATTGATTGGACATTGAGATACATCGATCATAGGTATCAAGGCAAGATTTGCAATGGAGCTTTGGCTCATTGGCGAAAGCATGGGTGGCATTGATGTCAAGAGCTTGGAAAAATGGTGGATCAAGAGCTTGGAGAAAAACCAGAGAAGCTGTGCTCAAGCGCGATGGAGCGTGTCAGCAATGTGGAACAACCGAAGGCCCAATGCACATTGATCATGTGATACCTAAAAGACTCGGTGGGAGCGATGAAATGTGGAATTTGAAGCAAATGTGCCAAAAGTGCAATTTGAGCAAAGGTGGTCGTTTTTTTGAAGCGGACAGGACACCCCCGACTCTCCATGGCCTGTTTATACCCCAAAACAGCTCGATAAGTCATGATCAGGCTGGTTCAAGTCATGATTGATACACCATCGGCTGAAATCGTCTCAGATCGGCTCACATCGGTTTTTTCGCCGGTAACAGCTCCACGAATCCACTCACCACTCAATGATTTGCCATCACGCGGCTTTGAACTGATCGATTTCGCTGATCAAATCTTTCCCGATGGCTTTATGCCGTGGCAAAAGTGGTTGGCCGAACACTCGCTCAAGATGAAACCGGATGGCCGCTACCATCACCCGATTTCAGTTGCGACAGTTGCAAGGCAAAATGGCAAAAGTACATACATGATGGCCAGAATCCTTATGGGCTTGTTTCATTGGGATGAGTCGCTTCAAGTTTCCACAGCTCACAGATTGGTGACATCGCTTGAGCAATTTCGAGCCATTGTGCAGATCATTGAGGAAAATGCGGATTTGGCCAATCAGGTAAAGCGCATCCGCTGGCAACATGGTGCCGAGGAAATTCAGACAATCACCGGCAATCGTTTTATCATCAAAGCTGGAGGATCGGCAGCTCGTGGATTGTCAAAACCCGAAACCATCCACATGGATGAAATCCGAGAGCTACACGACATGGAAACTTTTGCAGCAATGCGCTATACCTTGATGGCGGCGAAAAATCCACAAGTCAATTGCTTTTCCTCAGCTGGTGATTCTCACTCGGTCGTTTTGAATCTTTTGCGTGAGAGAGGATTGGCCGCAGCTAGTGGTGCATCTGATGATGTTGGCTATTTTGAGTGGTCAGCTCCAACCGATGAGATTTCGCTAGAAAATGCAGCTTTTGCAAATCCCGGCCTTGGCATAACAATCCACCCGGACAACATCCGCGCTGTTTTCAATGATCCTCCCGATGTTGTAATGACGGAGGTTTTGAATAGATGGGTTCAGACAATCTCAAGCGTTGTGGGTGCCAAAGAGTGGCAAGAGTGTGGTGATGAGTCGATTGATCTGGATGAGGACAAGCTCACATGGATGGCCATTGACATTTCACCGGACAGAAAACACGCGGCCCTCGTGGCCGCCCAAAAGCTTGGCTCGGAGTCATTTGTCGTGAAGCTGTTGCATACATGGGAAAACACAATCCAGCTTGATGATCGGGCAATCGCCAACGATGCTGCCTCGTATTGTCGCAAATACCCAATTGAGTATTTGCTTTATTCACGGCGAACATCCGGAGCTGTTGCAGCGCGTATGCAGCCGGCCGGTATCCCAATCCATGACATGGACAGCGATTATCCTCAAGCTTGTGATGAGCTTTTGGGTGCAATCAATTCGGGTCGGTTAAAACACAGAAATCAATCATCGCTGACAGAGCAAATCCTTTCAGCTGTGCAATTGCGCCGTGGTGATGGTGGATGGGTTATCGGAAGGCGTGCCAGCGGCACAGCTGTTTGTGCAGCCGTAGCAGCCGCGCTCGTCACACACTTTGCGACACGCCCAGAAACCGAAATCGACATTTTGGTGGGTTGATGCTTGACATTTTGAGAAAATCCTCTCATGGGATTATTCGATCGAAAGCGCACCATTGAAACTGTCGCTGTTCAGCGCGGTGCTGATGTAGCTGCACAAATTGGGCCAGCTCCAACGCTGGATGCATTTTTCCCATTTGGTGGAGCTGATTACATTGCAAGCCGCGAGGAAGCAATGAGTGTGCCGGCGATAGCTCGTGCACGCAACATGATTTGTAATTCGATCGCGACAATTCCGATGATTACACGCGATAAAACAACAGGCCAGATTGTTGATCAACCTGTTGTGATTTCCGATCCAGACAAGCGAGTACCAGGAGCAGCATCATGGGTGTGGGCGTGCGAGGATTTATTATTCACAGGATTCTCGTATTTTCAGATCATCGATCTTTTTGCTGATACAGGCCGTGTGCGCCAAATGTGGCGCGTTGCTCCAAATCGCGTTGGTGTTTTTCTAAATTCAATTGGAACACAGATTGAGTATTACACAGTCGATGGATCACGCGTGCCGATGACTGGTGTTGGATCACTTGTCGTATTTTACGGCAACGATGAAGGATTGTTGAATCGCGCTGGTCGCACAATCCGTGCTGGTGCAGAGCTTGAAAGAGCCGCTGCAATGTACGCAAAAGAGCCTGTGCCATCGATGGTTTTGAAATCAAATGGCACAGCGTTGCCAGCTGATCGAATTGCAAAATTGCTTGATGCGTGGGGAACAGCTCGCAGAAATCGCGGCACAGCGTTTCTCAATGCTGATGTTGAATTGACAACAGTTGGATTCTCTCCGGAGCAAATTGGTCTCAACGCTGCAAGAGAAATCATTGCAACCGAATTAGCACGCGCCGTGGGTATTCCGGCTTACTTTATTGATGCGCCGACTGGATCATCCATGACCTATCAAAACGCCCAGACGGCGCGTCAAACCTTGTTGGATTTCTCATTGCTGCCGCTGATGAACAGCATCACCAGCCGTTTATCAATGCCAGATTTTACGCCATCAACACAGCGCGTTGAATTTGATCTCAAGGCGTATTTGCGCGGATCAGAAAAAGAACGTGCAGAGATTTACAAGATTTTGTATGAAATCGGTGCGATCACTACTGAGGAAATTCGACAAATGGAGGACATGATCTCATGAAGCTAACAACACCAATGCAAATTACGGCAGCTGATTCCGATTCACGAACAATCAGCGGTCGCATCGTTGCTTTTAATGAGCACGCAAATGCATCAACCGGAAAAGTTGTATTTGCTCGCGGGTCAATTCAACCAAATGATGTTTTTCTAAATCTTGAACACGACAACACACGCCGCATTGGCAAAAGCATTGCAATGTCTGTCAATGATAAAGAAATGACAGCAACTTTCAAGATTGCTAACACAACAGCTGGCACCGATGCACTCACAGAGGCAATGGAAGGCCTACGCGATGGATTCTCAATTGAATTGGCTGTGGACAATTACGAAATGCAAAAAGATGGCACCATGAAGGTGCTCAATGGACAGCTCACAGCTGTTGCATTGGTTACAGAGCCGGCTGTGCGATCAGCTCGTGTCTCAGAAGTAGCCGCATCAGAGGATTCTGAAACTGAAACAGTTACAGATACAACAAACCCAAATGAAGGAGACAAAGTGGAAAACACTACCGAACAAGTCACCGCTCCTGCCGTTGAACCGGTAGCAGCTCCAGAAGTCGCCGCACCAGTACAGGCATCGCGCCCGGCTTATTACACAGCACCGCGCTCACCAATTGTGGACAAGGTTTCATACCTTGAGCACTACCTACGCGCAAGCGTTTTGCATGATGAGGATTCACGCCAGTATGTAAAGGCAGCTGATAACACAACATCAACCGCACCCGGCATGATCCCAACACCACAAAGCACACAGGTTATCAATGCACTTGCAAACGCTGATCGCGGTTGCATCGATGGCATCAGCCGTGAAACTTTAGTTGCCGAAGGTATGACCTTTGAATTGCCAAAAGTTACCGCTGTTCCAACAGTATTGCCAATCAATGAGAACGATGCAATTGCAGAATCATCACTATCTGCAACATTTCTTTCTGTATCTGTTCAGCCATTCAAAGGCCGTGCGATCTCGACAGTAGAGCTCATTGATCGCAGCCGTCCGGAGTACCTAACAGCTTTGCTCCAGAATCTTGAATTTGCTTATGCAAAAGAGACTGATGAGTATGCACTCGCAGCAATGCAAGCGGCAGTCACTAGCACGACAGCACAGGCAGCAAATACAGCAACCGGATTCCTTGGATACACATCTCAGGCAGCCGCCGCTGTTTATGGCTCATCACTTGGTTTTGCTCGATCATTGATCGTCTCACCAACACAATGGGGCAACATCATGGGTTACAACGACAATGGAGCACCTCTTTACAATGCAGCACAACCATCAAATGCAGCTGGAAATGTTCGCGGAGATTCTTTGCGCGGTGTAGTTTCACCGGGTCTAAATCTTTATGTTTCACGCTCATTTGGTAACGCTGGCACTACAACAGCTTCAGGCGATTCCTCAATGGTCGTTGTCAATCCAGATTCTTACACATGGTATGAATCTCCACGCTTTACGCTACGCAGCAACATCAACAGCGATGGAACAATTGACATCCTTTACTACGGCTATGGCGCACTAGCTGCCAAGGTGCCAAATGGTGCACAGTTCAACAACCTCGCTTAATTAACAATCAATCATCGATGGCGGTCGCTCCCGAACGCTGTTGATACGAAAGGAACCGAGATGCCAGCAATTGTCACAGCCTCACAGCTGAGGTCTATTCTTGGTGTCTCGGTTTCTTTGTATTCGGATGCACAGCTTGATTCTTTTATAGATTCCGCTGAGCAAACGATTTTGCCTTTACTTACGCAATACCAATCATCGGTGACTTTTGCCAATGTGAGTGATTCCGTCATTTATTTCACCACAATGCGGCCAAATTACTTTGTGCCGGGTCAATCTGTTGTTGTTACCGGGGCCGGA